GAAGTCGCCTGTGACGCTAAAGAAGTCGTCGATCGCGAACGCGGCCTGCTGAAGCCCAAGCTGGAGCTTGTCCACGCCGAACCGAGAGACGTCGCCGCCAGCGAGAGCGCCCCTGGCGCTGGCCGCAAACGCCTTTGCCTGTGCGGCAGTGAAGTTTCCGGTCGCAACGGCCGCCGCTGCAATCTTATCAATGTACGAATCGAGCTTGCGCTGAACATCTGCCGTTCCAAGCGTTCCGGCCTTTCCTGCCTCTTCGAGAGCCCTGCGATAGCTTTCAACCGCAGACGCCACGGGGCCGGATGCTGTCGCGCCTACGGCGAGAAGCTGGGACTGAATTGTGTTGAGTTGAGAAAGATAGCGGTCAGCGGCGTTGTCCTGAATGAAATCTCCAAAGCTGCCGCTGAACTGAGAGACTGAAACGGCACGCTTTAGGCTTCGCTCAAGCTCTCTCGCCTTCTGCGAGGCATTGTCAATCTCCTCTGCCGTAGCACTCGGTCCTAGCGCTGCGAGGCGCACGAACTCCTGCTCGACTGCCTTGATCGCCGGAATTAGATCGGTCCTCAGCGACAGCGGCAGCGAAGAAATCTGTGTCTTCAGTGAAAGAACAGAGTTGCCCAGCAGGTCGATCTGACGAGACGAGTCGTTGATGTCTGTCCCAAGAAAGCTCCTGGCCGCTCCGGCTGCGCGGTCTGCCAAAAAACCAGGCGGAAGATCGGTGCTATCGGATGGCAGTGGGCCGAACGGGCCTGTCGGGTTGCCTTGAATCGGCCGAAACTGAGCGTCAGCAAGGTCGCGCGCGGCGTCTGCTGCCTCTCTGATTCGAGGGGCTAGCCTGTCAAGAACAGCCGTAAGCTGATCGGCGTTGCTTGTTCCGGCGTCCACGCCGTTCGCCACATTGGCCGCGATGTTGGCGAGTCCACGAAGGCCGGCCTGGGCGGCCTCTGGCAGTTTTCGATACTCTGCGTCAAGCACCCTGGCGCGAGCGATAGCCCTCTCTTCCTCTGTGCCGGCCTGCGACCCAAAGAGCCCAACCCCTCTTCTCTCTCTTGGCTGCGCAACTACAGAAAGAGCGCGAGACGCCTGCTTGGAAAGGGCAATCTCGTTGGCGAGCTCGTCGTTGACCTGGCGAATTGCGACGACTTGCTTGTTGTACGCCGCCTCGGCCGCGGCCGCGTCACCGCTTCGTGTGAGTCGAATGTTTTCGAGAACCGCAAGGAGCCGCTCTGCCTCTTCGGTTGCCTGTCGCTGGCGCCCGACGATGGAGGCGATGCCGCTGCCTTGAATCTGCTCCGGCGAAAGCTCCGCGGCCCCCCGCTGGAGTTCCGCTGCTCTTGTGGCCTGCTGAACAAGGGCTGGCTGCTGAAATCGAAGCTCGCCTCCAGTTGCAAGCCCGCTGACAAGCGACTGGGCCTGCGTCATTCGCTGTATCGCCTGCGTCGTCCGATCGACAACGCTCTCCACCTGCCTAAAAGATCGCTCCGAGACGCTGCCTTGCTGCTGGAGTGTGTTTGACAGATTGACGACAGCAGTCTGCGCCCTATTGAGTGCAGGCAGGAACGCGCCCTGCACCTCTGCCGACAGCTTTGAGAATGACCCGGCAGCCTTCTCAAGCGGCTTGTTTACCTGCTCTGCAACGCTGACGAGTTGGCGTAGCTGCGCGACCTGGCTGTCGGTGCGGATGTTGAACTGGAGCGCAGACGCGAACTTCCGCTCAAGATTCTGAAGCGGCGTAAACAGGCCGTTCAGTGCTTCGCTGCCTGACTTCTCAAGTCGCTTTAGCGAGGCATTCAGGCTGACAGCGAAGCCGTTAACGTCGCCAACCGCGCCGGACAGCTTCCTCGACAAGTCCGACGTATTCGCCGTGACGATCGCAGAGATTTTGCCGATGTAGCCGTTTGCCATCCTTGGCTCACTGTTGGAGTTTCATCAACTCTGCGAACATCTGTTCCTGCGACTGTGTCGGCTTCTTGCTGGCGGGGATGAACACCTCTTCCTCCGGCACTCGCTTGTAGTTCCCACTGGCTGCCATGATGACGCGGCAAATCCGCGCCGTCTGACGCCAAGGGTTCTCTAGCGGATACCGACGGTCGAACTCGGCCCATGTGGCGAGCTCGCGACTGTCAACCTCCATCAGCAACCTTCGCACCGACATCCCTAAAGCAAGGGCGAGCCGGTACTGAAACAACTTCTCGGGGCGAAGGTCTAGGCTTCCCCCAACTTCTCAACCGCCTCCGGCGTGAACGCATTCAGGCTCCACGCCTTGTCGAAGAGCCGGTTGATGACCGTGCTCGACTTCTTGCCGAGCTCCTCGATGTCGGCGTCCTCGAACAGCCGCGCACCGCTCTCATCACACAGCGTCTTGACGAGGAACCGCAACCTGAAGTTCTTCATCTTCTGGTCGGCGTAAGACTCCTCGAACGCCTCCCGCTCCAGCCCGCTGATCGTCCGCAGGCACACCGTGGCGTTGTTCCACTCGGGAACCACCACCGCCTCGGTCTTCGTGTCATTGATGGACAAAATGTCCTTCTTGCTCAGAGCCACAAATAGCACTCCAAAGGGGGAAGAAAACCTAACTAGCCGTGTACGTGGTCACGCGGAACGAAGCGTTGCCACGCACGATGTCGCTAACGCCGGCGCCTACAGAGCCACCGACTGCGATTGCATTCAAAGACACGCTGTATCCAGGCGAGTTGAAAAGCAGCGTGCCGCGCTTGCCTATGATTGGTCGAAGCGTCTTCGTGGCGGTGCCGCAGACAAACTCAATCTCGACCGCGCCGTGGTCCGTCCAGTCGCCAGGCACGAGGTGCAGGACGGCGGTCGCGGTGTGGTTGACCGGAGTCAGATCGACAACCTCGGCCTGCGGCTCAGTGACGGACAACTGCGTCACGAGAAACGTGACCGCGTTGCCGCCACTGGCCGGCGTGAAAGTACAGGTTGCCCCTTGAGCTACAAACCCAGCCACGTCGCGTTACGCGACTCGGAAGGTCGCGCTCCCAGAGATGAGGGCACCGACAGAACCGCCGATCGAGGCGTTCGCGAGCGTCCCGTTGCCACTGAAGCTGATCGGGCCGGCGATACTGAGCGTGCCGGACGTGCCAGCGGTGAGGATGACGTTCGAGATGTAGTCGATCGTGACCTCGCGGTCGGTCGCAAAGCCGCCGACGTACTCCCGGCGGCCGTTCGGGGCGATGCCGAGGTGCGAGCCGTCGATGAGGTCTTGCGTGTCATTGACCTGTACGGAGGTGACGGTGAGCGTCGAGCCAGCGAAGGTAAAAGTCAGTCCCTGGGACGAAATGCCAGCCATGTAACACGCCTCCTTGCGTGAAGTCTAATCGCGTAGGTTTTACTGCGTGGACTCTTGCCACCGAATCTGAAACAGTTGCCTGACCTCGTAGGCCGGAGGAAGCTGGGCTCCCACGGCCGTCGGGTCGAGGTAGTCGTCCGTCTCGGACACCAGCCTCATATCTTCGATTGTAACCCCGGCGAGCGTGCCGGTGGCTCCATCCAGCGCAAGCCGGACCTCGTCGCCAAGACGCCTCGCGGCGTCGTGTGACAATGCCCACGAAGCAATCTGAAGGCTTACCAGAGGCAGGAACATCGGCCCAGAAAGGTGCGACTCCCGCGTGATGTTCTGCCGTTTGTAAACGATGAACGGGAAGCCGGCGCCGTTCGGGACGGCTATCGGAAAGACGTTCATTCCGACGTACTGGGCGACGCCTGGAGAGCCGACGAGTTTGTGGTAGACGTAATCTTCTGGCTTGACCAGCATGGCCTACCTCGTGAGCTTGTTGATCTGGACGTTGATGGCGGCCTTGAGGGCATTCAGGGCGGCCGGAGACGCCTGTTGAATCGCCTTCTCCATCGCGTGGCTCGGCTTCATGGCGCCATATGTGTCTCCGGAGGCGAGGTAATACGGCCGCGTGCCGCCCCTGCCGTCCGGCACAAACGCACCCTTGCCGCTCTTGCGCTGGGCGACGTTCTTGCTGCCCATCAAGAAGTAGTAGCCGCGGCCCATCTTCTCGAATTTCTCGTTGTCGAACGCGAGGCCACCTCGCTCGTTCGCCACGCGGTTCATCTTGCCGTTGATCGACTGATGGACGTTGACATAAGTGCGTCGGTTCTGCGAACCAGGCTTTCGCCGGCCGGTTCCGAACTCAAAAAGCCAGGCGTGATTTCCCGCACCTTTCTTGAGCACGTCCCACTCGTCGGTGTTCACGACGTGGATCGGGCCGGCGACGGCGATGCCGACGCCTTCGTACTTCTTCTTGCCGGCCTGCACGCGCACGCTACGCTTCAGGTTGCCGGTGACGTCGCTGATGTTCGACTTGTAGGCGGCCATGACCGGCGCAGCGGCCTGCTTGGCCGCGTCCGTCAGGGGCTTCGTCGCGTCGCGGCCCATCGCGGTCGCAGCCCGAAGCAGCGATCTGGCGAGGTCGCGGACGCCGGACGTCTGGACAGTGACGAACCCGCCGGCCCGCTGAGAGCCTGTCTGTCCGCCACCAACGTCGCGAGGCAGCGTGCCTGGGATATTGACGGCCATGCTACGTCACCTCCCGCGCCAGAATCTCAAGGTACTCCCGACCGCTGCGGTCCACGACGCTTGCGATCTCCATCGTTCGGCCTCGCCAGAGAACGCGGTGCAGGTGCGTCACGTCCGATCGGAAGCGAATGCGGATGCGGTGGGTCGCGATCACGTTCGCCTGCTGGGCTTGCAGGATGTCTCGGCTCGACAGGCCGCCGACTTCAGCCCACACGGTGGCGACAGTGGTATCCCAGTTCAGCGTTGCCTCGCCGGACAGACCGCGCTGCTCGGCTGGAGCCTTGATGGTGATTCGCTCAGAGAGCTTCCCAATAATCACGCTACGGAGCCCTCGCCGATGAGAACGACGTCGTAGGTGCCGCCGACCGTGCCGGTCACGGTCACACCGCCGGCAGCAAGGCCGGCGGCCGACGGGTCGCAGTGAACAGCGGCAGCGCCGGCGGCGACGGACGTGATAGGCAGCCCGCCCACCGTGATTGCCGAAGCGCCTTTGTTTCTGATGTAGGCGACCTTGACCGCGGTGATCGTTACCGTCGCCGGCGAGCCGTCTCGTGTGTCGGCGAGGGAGGCGAGATTGAGTGTTTCGGATGCGCCTGACAGCGTGCGGGTAGCGCTCCACACAACCTGTGCCTGATTTGCGCCTGTGCCGTCGGCGATTGACGCGGCGTATGAGACGGGAGTCGCACGCAGCGACCGCGACAGGTCGCCGCTCGACGATTCGTGAGCCAGGATCGACAGCGTCAGTTGTGCATTCAGCGGCATTTCATGCCCCCATTACATAGATTTCGTATTGCTGGCCTGCTGTACCGCCGATGCGGAGGATGCTCCCGCCGCTCGTCGTCGCGAAGCCGCTTGAATTCGGGCACGACAAGAGCATCGACCCGCCCTCGCGGATCGGATACCCACGCAGCGTCAGGCTTCCGAGGTTTATCATTGGCGAGAAGTTCCACGACGTGACGTCCTGCCTGAAGACACTGAATTGCGACCCCGTCCAGCCCGCCGACAAGGCGATCTGGCTCGTTGCCGACAGGTTCTTCACCGCCAGCAGCTTGACGGCCGACACGCCGATGGCTGCGAAGTCGATCTCGTCAAAGCCTTCCGCCGGGAACGCCCTGCGGTCGCTCCACACCTTCGTGCAGTCGCCAACATCGACGTTGAACTCGATCGGTTGCTCTTCCACCGCCACCGACAGGCCGCTCGTTGTCGCCCGCCGTGCGGTGACGCGAGCTCGAACCTGTGCCGTGACGCTCATCGGTAGCCGCCCCAGCCGCTCGCCGCCAGCAGCGTGTCGAAAGTCTGTGGCACAGGGAGCACCTGCGAATAGCCCGCAACCACAGGCTGCCGGTGTTCGTAGAGGTGGGCGACCTGAAGCAGGATTAGCTGCTTGAGAACTGCCGGCACGCTCGCGCCGCTGGCTCCGTAGCCTGCCGTCCATCGCACTGTGACGCTGTTCTCGTCGCCTCGCACCGCCGGCCACACGCCGTTGTAGAGCGGGTAAATCCGACCAGGCGTCGCGTAGGAGTCCACTTGAAAGGCACTCGCCGCCGAGGTGATCGTCTGGTCTACGCCGGCCTCGTTGCGGTAGATGACCGTGACCGTCTGCGGCGCCATCGGCGGCCGCGGCAGGATCAGTTCCCAGAGCGGAAACGTGTCATAGCGGGCCTCCAGCACCTGCGTAATCATCGAAATGTCGAGGATGGACTCGACGTATTCGCGGCTCATCGTGATGAGCGACGAGATGTAGGCGTCGTCATCCGAAATATCCACCTTCGCCTGCGCCTTCGCCTCGGCGAGCGTCACGGGCTCGACCGTCGGGGCGGTGTGGACGCGAAGACTTCGATACGGCGTGATGCCGCTCGATGGATGCTCTGGCAGGCCGTAGCGGATGGTGACGGTCATTTCTGAGTGGCCTTTCTGGTGCGGGCTGGCGACTTCGGCTCCTCAGTGTTAGGGCGGGGTGTGACAGCTTCGGCGGCCGAACCTGTCACTTCCTCGACCATACCCCTACCGAGGTAAATCCTTGCCATCCCATCGCCCCACTCGAACTCCTGCCCGATGCGGTAGCCGGCGAATGACTTCTTGATGCGTACCTTCATGCCACGAACC